ATATTATAGTAATTATTATTTAATAATATATTTTTAGCTTTCGCTTCATCATTAAATAACATATTTCTTGATTTTAATAAATCTATTTGTTCATCTATTGTTTTAAAATCTTTCATAAAAAATAAAAGTCTTCGGTCCACACGGGATACCGAAGATCACTTACAATTCAATATTATACATAAATCGAAATGATTGTCAATATCCCAAAAAAACTTTTTTCTTACCTCCTTTACTTCTAATATATATTAAAAGCACCTGTACTAGCGCACTTTTAAACTAATTTAACTTCCTGTTGCCTAAACTATATAGCAAATTCCAATAAATGTCAATTTCTTTTTATAATAGAATAGGGGTGGCATGGTTGAAAAACTTAAGGAAGTTCTATTATTATTTAAAGAAAAATGGATACTATAAAGTTTTTATTAAATATTTAATAGAACAAAGTAAAAAGCACTAGTTTTTAGTGCTTTTATTAACATATACATTTATTACAATTTTATCATTGCTTTTCTTCTTCTTCTTCTTATTATTATCAAAGTGCAACATTTTTAAGTACAATGTAATCAATAAGAATATAAAGCAAAAACAAATGGAATCTATTATTTTTAAAAAAATGCATACATTATTAATATATTCATAATATAATTTAACTCCATTAATTAAGACTATTGCAACTGGTAAAAACCATTTATAAAAGAAATCTAATACATCAAGAATTAAAGGATAATTATTAAGATAATTACTGCTTTCACGATTAAATATTTTAGTTTCTAAACTATCTCCAATTTCATCTTCTAAAACTTTTAAATATTTATACTGCCTTTCAATATAAATATTTTTATGTAGATATTGAATTAATAAATAAGTTATTAATATCCAACAGAAAGATTGAATTATAATATAAGCAATAGAAATAGTAATAGAATAATTATTTTTAAAAAATTGATTAAAAATATCAAGCATATCATCTGGATAAATTAAAAATATTAAGTTGAATAGAATTGACAAACATAAGTATTTAAAAAGTTTATTTCTTTCTTTTTGTGCATTTTGGCTTAATATATTACTTTCTTTATAGTGGTCATAAAGTATTTCTATTTTTTTCAAATTAGTATCCTCTAACTGCTTTTATAATATCATCTTGTTTAAAACTATAAACTCTGATAGCATTTGAATTCTTTAATTCTTCAGGATATTCATAGTTTGAGTTGATTTGAACTGCTATTAATTTTTTTCCTAATTCTTTTGCTTTTGCAGTTTCATAATTCTGCCAATTTCTATAACCAATTTCATATCTATCTTCATGTAAACTGTTTGCATATTGTCCTACAATAACAACTATGGCATCTGCTTCATTAATTTTTCTAGAAAGGACCTGTTTTACTACTGATACACTATTAGTTTGAATTTCACTTGGTGAACGATCATCACAAGTAAATTCAAAATTTTCATTGTCATTCCACATATTTAGAATATATTTATAGTGTCTATCGTGTTCGAAATCAAAACTTACAAATATTTTTTTTCTATACATAATTATCACTCCCTATTTATTTTCCTTTAAAAAGTCTTTATTATTTCTTGCCATTTTCATTAGGTTGTTTATTTCTTTTTTTGTTAAATCTTCATCTGAATTCATATACCCATTTTTAATTAGTAGTTGTTTTAAAGCATCTAATTCTCTTAATTCCTCTTCATTTTCATTCAAGTCATTATCATTACCTAACAAATAATCTGTTGAAATATTTAAATATTTTGCAATTGCTACAATTGTTTTATTGTCTGGTTCAGTAATATTGTTGCACCATCTATTGACTGCTTGTTGTGTATATCCTAATTCTTGTGCTAATTTTAGTTGTGAAATATCATTATCTTGTAAGACATTTTTTAAGCGTTCTCCAAACATAATATCACCTCTTTTTTCTTTACTATACAACACAATGTTTACATAAAAATAAAAATATTCAGAAAATGTGTTTTTATTATTGACATAAACAAAATGTTGTTATATACTTAGTGTGTAATCAAGAAAGATAACATTTCAGATTACAAAATTGTTGTATAAAAAAGATATCAAGTACAGCCTGAGAAACTTACACTTGATATCACAGATTTGTAAACATTATTTTTTCTTAGATGATGATTTTGTTTTTTGACTTAAAGCACTACCAGCAACTGATTTACTTTTAGCACTTGTACGACCATCTCTAAGAATAGACGAAGCTTTTGTAGCTACAGTCTTACTAGTTGTTTTACAACCTTGTTTACAACTCATATTATCACCTCCTTTTATAATAATATTTTCATTTAAAGGAGTGTGAATAAATGATCGCCCATTTAAGGGCAACTACATTATACAACAAAATGTTAAAAAAATCAAATGGAGGTGAAAATCAAAAAATGAGCAACAGGAGAGAGTGGCTAATTCAGATTAGAAAAACAAAAGGTTTTACTCAAGCAGATGTGGTAAAAAAAGCAAAAATTACACAACAAATGTATTGGTACATAGAAAATAATCAAAGAAATCCAAGCGTAGAATTAGCTCAAAAAATAGCAGAAGTGCTTGATTTTGATTGGACAATGTTTTATCCGTCAAAGAAAAAGCAAAACGCATAAAAACTATTCAATAGAAGAATTATTTACTGAAATAGAAGAATAGGAGAAAGGTATGAATACAATTCTTAATGTTGTTCCTAGAGGAACGGATAGTGCAAAGCTTATTAAAGTAATTAAAACGGAATCAATAAAAGGTTCTGGAACAGAAAAAGACCCTGTAAGAACCATCTTTCAATATTGGGACTTAAAAGGTCAATTATTAGCTACCTCAGATAATTATTTAGATGAAATTAATTCTTCAGCATCTTCACATGTTAATTCATAGGTAATAAATGCAACTGTTGCTGTTATAAAACGCTTCAAATCAGTTATATCTTTGTTTTCAATTTTACGAACATAATGTGTTTCATCATTGCCAATCCATGCTGATGCAGTAGCAAGCTTTTTAATTTGTTCACTATTAACATATTCGGATATTACTTTTGAAAGTTGTTTAGATTTAATATCACTTTCTTTGTCAGGATTTTTATGAATGCAATAATCTTTAATAAGAAACTCTAATGATTTTCTATAGCCAATTCCAGCTATTTCATTTAACTGATATATTTCAGAAGCAAATGCTTGGTTATAAATTCTACAAAAATCTTTGGATATTTTCTTAATATGTTCATCAAAATCTATTGTTTTTGGTAGGGTAGGAAAAGAATTAATATATTTCAGAAAAGTATATTGATAATGATTATGTTCTATTTGACTAGTTATCTCATACTTATAGTGGCTAATAAATCCTTTTCCACATGAAGGACATTTAAAGAAGATGGATACTAAATCTATGTCAGCATTGAAATCTTCGAATAGATGAATAGGCAATATTTTGCTATTACACATTGGGCACTCATTCGGATAATTACAGGCAAATCTAATACTTTTACCATCATGAGTACAGAAAAACTTTATCAAGATAAATCACCTCCTTTCAAAGATACTATATCACGAAAAGAGGTTAATAAATAAAAAAACACTACGATACGAAAGTTATCACTTTTAGTCGAATAAGGTTAAAAAAGGAGGGATAGTATGGAATATCATTATCAAATAGGGAAATCTAAGGTAACAATAATTTCAAATACTAGTCCAGAAGAAAAAAAACGAAATTTGAAAAATATATACGATACAGTAAATAGAATAGCTGATAATCAACGATTGGCTGGAAACAATTCAGTTGATGATTGGTTCTATACACAAAAAGAATTAGAAGAATTAAAAAAGAATAATAGTCCTAGATTAATCTATTAATCCACAGAATTGTGGATAAAGTAAAATGGACAAGCTATAGAAAGGGGTGAGAAAAATGAAAGATATGATAAAAGCAACAGTACTTACAATTTTATTTTTAGTTGTATTTGTTGGATTTCTAATTTATGGATCATACAGAAACAAACAAATCGAAAGTGGAAAAATAACACAAGTTTATCAATATGGAGGAGATTTATGATTTTAAGACAAAAAGAAAAAGGACTCAACAGGCAAGTAAAAGTCCCTTGTTCAATAGAACGACTAGATTATAACATAAGTCGCTCGAAAATGCAAATGTAGGTGAAAACCTATGAAAGAAAATTGGATTAAATTACATTCTAAAATTTTAGAATGGGGTTGGTACAAAAATAATAATGTTTTTAGAGTATTTATTCATTGTCTTTTAAAAGCAAATTGGAAGGATGGAGAATTTGAAGGACAAATAATACCAAGGGGGAGTTTTATAACTGGAAGAAAAGAATTATCAAAACAACTAATGATGACAGAACAAGAGATTCGCACAGCATTAAAACATCTAAAATCAACCAACGAAATAACCATCAAAACAACTAATAAATATTCAATAATTACAATAGTAAATTATGATTTATATCAACAAAATAACCAAGAATATAACCAACAACTAACCAACAACCAACCAACAACTAACCAACAACTAACCACAATAGTAGAATATAAGACTATTAGTAGTATTAGTAGTATAGAAGAATTATATAAGCGTGTGCATACATTTCTTGAGACTAGTTTTGCAAGAACTATAGGTCCAATTGAAATAGAAATGATAGATTCTTGGTTAGATTATTTCAAAGATGAATTTATTATCAATTATGGAATAAAAGTTGCTGTACTTAATCATGTTACAACAATGAATTATTTAAATGGTATATATCAAAATTGGAAGGACAATGGTTGTAAAACATTAGAAGATTGTAAACCAAAAGAAAAATCAGAAAAGAAAAAGTTAGAATTATTTGACTACGATTGGTTTGATGACGAAGAACCACATTAAAAAATAAGAAAATAAAAAAGAGGAGAAAATTATGGATATAGAAAAATTACAAAGATTAATTTTAATTGATAAAGAGTATGTTAAAGGGAATATTAAGAAAATTATTTCAGAATTAGAAAATTTAGATATTACTACATATTCAAATATTGATGATAAAGAATATGAAAGTTTTATTGCTAAGACTTATGAGAGGTTTGAATTGATAAAACATCTATTACAAACTAAAAAAATTGAATCCAACAAGAAAGATTTTATTGAATTAGGAAAATATGTGCAACAACTTGGAACACAAATAGAAAAATATGGTGTAGATTACAAAGATGAAATTGAACAGCTAGAAACAGAAAAAAAGGATGATACTTCTAAATCAAATGTTCACAAACAAATCCTAAATGACATTAAAAAAGATTTAGATGAGACTATAGATGATTTTTTAAATGAAATATTGGAGGATATGTAATATGAAATTAATCATCAGAAATATTAAAATTAAAAATTTTAAAGGAACACTAGATCAAGAATTATCTTTTAGCGAAAATAAAAATATTATTGAAGGAGAAAATGGAATAGGTAAAACTACAATCCTTGACGCAATTACCTGGTGCTTATTTGGAAAAAACTTTGCTGATGAAAAACAATTTAAAATAAAACCAATAATTGATGGTGAGGAAAAGAAAGACTTATCTACAAGTGTAGAATTAAAAATCAATGATAAAGTAATTGAGAGAATTTGGGATAAAGATACAACCACAATTAAAGTAGATGGCGTAAAATTCGGTAGCAGAGAATTTACTGATTATTTAAAAGATAATTTTATGATTACAGATGAAGAATTTAAAGCACTTTCAAATATTGAATACATACCAAAATTGCATTGGAAAGATTTAAGAAGTCTTATTATGGGTTTAGTAGGTGAAATTACTAACGAGGAAGTATATGCTAAAGGTAATTTTAGTTTAATTCAAGAAAAAATTGACTCAGTTGGTGTAGAAAAGACTGCTGAAAATATTACAGAAACAAAATCTTCATTAACTAACGAAATAAAAAAGATTCTTGGCAATATAGATCAAAAAACAAAAGACATTCGTGAACTAGTAATTGATGAAAAGGATCAAAAAGAATTAGAAAAAAGAAAAGGAAAAGTAAAAAAACAGATAGAAAATTATAATTCATTACAACAAATTAAAACAAATCAAGAAAAGGATTTAGCAATTTTAGAAAACTTAAAAAATGATGCTAAACAACTTGAAACATCAATTAGTAATTTAGAAAAATTAAAACTAGAATATCAAAAGACATATGATGAATCTAACATTGATGTAAGTATTTTAAAAGAAAATAAAATTAAAACTATTGATAACAGAATTGTACAAAGAAAAAATGATATCGATTTATTAAATCAAGAAAAGACAACTATCATGGTACAAAGAACTGAATTAAAGAAACTTTATGATGAAGAATTATCTAAAGAAATTAGAATTGAAAATGATAAATGTTCAGCTTGTGGACAACCTTTACCAAAGGAAAAAATAGAAGAAGTTTTAGCAAATCTAAAAAAACAAGCTATTGATAAAGCAAATGGTTATGCTGCGCAGGCAAGAGTAAAGAAATCAAGACTTGATGAAATAGAAATAGTATTAACTCAATACAACGAGGACATAAAAGATTATGAATTAGAAAAAGAAAGAGTTTTAACTGAGAAAATAGATTCTAGTCAAGAAAGTGATATTCAAATCACTATGAAGAAAAATATAGAAAAAGCAAATCAAGATATTGAAAATTATAAAAAACAAATCTTAGACACTGAAGTTAACATCAACTTTAGAGAATCAGAAATAGCTAAACATCAAGTAATAGAGTTGGAAGATAACATTGTAAGCCTTCAACAAGAATTAGAAGAAATTACAAAAAAATTAGCTGTATCTGATACAGTATCAATCTTTAAAGAGCAATTAAAAAAATTAGAAAATGAGCATCAAGAATTATTGAATGAGAAAGAATTATTAAATGAAAGAGAACAACAATTAATTTTATTTAACAATACAAAAGCAGAAATGCTAAGAGATAAAGTGAGACACAATTTTAAATTAGCAGATTTTATTACACAAGAAACAACAAAAGATGGAAAATTAATAGAAACATTTAAATTAGCAGTTAATGGTATAGAATATAACGCTCTAAATACTGGAATGAAAATATTGGTTGCATTAGATCTAATCGATAATATTCAAAGATTAAAAGATAAAAGATTGCCGATTTTGATGGATGGGTTAGGTGAATTAACTAGATTACCAGAAGTAGATACTCAAATTATTGGTTGTCGTGCTAAATTTCAAGTAAATAAAAAAATTGAATTAATAAATGAATAGGAGAATTTTATGGAAAAAGAAAAGCAAGAAATAGTAAAAAAAGAAGATACTAAATTAGCATTTAAAAGAGATTTTAGCGATAGTGTTATGAATAGTATTGCACAATATACAAAAGAAGGAAGATTAAGACTTCCAAAAGGTTACAGTGCTGAAAATGCTTTAAAATCAGCATGGTTAACACTTCAAAAAATAGAAGATAAAAATCATAATTTAGCATTAAGTGTGTGTACACCAAATAGTGTAGCCAATGCCTTACTTCAAATGGTTATAATGGGTTTAAATCCTGCAAAGACTCAATGCTATTTTGTCGTTTATGGTAAAGAGTTAACACTAATGCCATCTTATTTCGGAAAGATAACAGCTCTAAAAAGAATAGATGGAATAGAAGATATAAATGCACAAGTAATTTATGAAGGCGATGAAATAGATTACGAAATCAATAGTGATGGTAGCATTTCAAATATAGAACATCATCAAGAATTCAAAAATATAAAGGAAGATGCTATTATTGGAGGCTATTGTGTAATCAAGTATAAAGGCCAAGAATATGCAACAATATCTACTTTTGAACAAATTAAAGAAGCGTGGAATATGTCTAAAATGTCTAAAGATAAGACATCATTCAAAAGTGAATTTGTAAAAAGGACTATGGTTAATAAAGCTATTAAGTGGTTTATAAATACTCGTGATGATGATGACTTATTAGTAGAAACAATTCAAAGCAATGAAAATGAACAATACAACTATGAAGATGAGAATATAGATGAATTACCACCTGTAAAAGAGGTAAAAGTGGAAGAAACTAATGCTAATGAAGTAAAAGAAGCCGAATATATAGAAACTCAAAAAGAAACAACTAAAAATGATATTGAAGTCGATAAGTTCGAGTAGTAAAGGAAATATTCACATATTGGAGAATGAAGATACAATTCTTCTTCTCGATTGTGGAATAAAATTTAATCGTATAGAGCCACTTATAAATCCAATAAAAATTGACGGTGTGTTAGTTACTCACGAGCATGGAGATCATATAGTAGGTTGTGAAAGTCTATCTCAAAATAAAAATACTGGCTTTTATGGAACAAAAGAAACACTGGATAGAATAAATATACCAGACTTTATAAAAAAGCCTGTAGAGCCATTTAAAACATTTCAAATTGGATCATTTAAAATTGTTCCGTTTGAAGTGAAACATGATGCTATTCATCCAGTTAATTATCTTATAAAAGATACAATATCTGGAGCACAAATACTGTATATAACAGATACAGGATACATTGATAACTTAATTTTCAAGGATATTGATTATTTATTAATTGAATGTAATTTTGACGAGGAATGGTATAACAAAAAAGAATTAACTAAAACTGAACAAATTAAGTCTAAAAGATTACTGAGCTTTAATGGGCATTTATCGATACAAAAGACAATTAGAGTATTGAATAACTCAGTTAATCATAATACAAAAAAAATTATTCTATGCCATATATCTAGTGGATTTGAAAATTATCTAGAATTTCAAAATAAAATTCAAAAATTATTTCCTAAACAAGAAGTCATAGCATTACAACAAGGTATATTTTTGGATAGAAAAATAGAACTTTTTGAAAAAAAGGATGTGGTTGAATTTGAATAAAATAGAAGAATTAGGATTATTTACAGAAGATTTAGAACAATATCAGATAATTAAAGATAATTTTGAAAGTCTTTCTACTGAAGATGGACAAACTGCTTACGAATTAGCAAAAATGTGTATGATTCAGGCTGATAGGTGGAATGAAATATCATTTAATTCAGCTAAATATAGTAAAGAATATTCTATATCAAAAACAGATTTATATAATTGGGCTTATCACAGATACAGACTACTAATGACCATGCATGAATTTTGTAGAGTTGTTTATAGACAATGCAGTGAGGATTTAAGAAATGGTTTCAGAAACGAAATATAAAATGGAAAAAAATATTAGAGTAAACAAGAAACTTCAATATGCAATTAGAATGCTTTTGTGGCATACAGATTTAGCAAAAAGATATATGGATTATATAAAAAAATGGTTAGATAATAAACACTTAAATTATGATGTGGATTTAATGCAATTATTAAATCAAAGATCATCTAAAGAAAGGTATTCTAATCAAACTACTATATATGATTTTTTAAAAAGTAATGATTATGAATAAAACTAAAATTTGGCTTAATGATGAAGTACATATATTTAGAAAGCATTATTTAATGTGTAATAAAAAAGAAAAGAATATTTTTAAGAAGGGATTAATTAGATACAAAAATAGATTTGATAATGATAAAGAATTTATTTGTTGGTATCTTAAAATTATAGGTTAATTTATGAAAATTTTAACTAATAGAAACTTTAAAATTTTAACAGATACATTAAGTGTATTTAAAAACAAAATTAAAGAATTAAGTGATGAAGCAGAAATCAAAGATGCAAAAATTGAAAGTATGCAAAAAACATATATTTCTATGCAAAAAGTAAAAGATAGAGAAATTACAAGATTACAAAATGAAATTAGTAACGCAAAAGAAAATAATAATAAAATAATTGAATTGGAAGCAAAAATAGTTAAATTAAAAAAAGAAAATTCTAAGATTAGTGCTTCAAAAGGTGGACTTACAAAGGAAAATAATAAGTTAAGGACAAAATTAGATGCTAAGGATAGAGTAATTGAAGAATATCAAAAAGCGTTATATCAGGCAGAAGAAAAGAATCAAAATCAATTAAATACAATCAAAGAATTAACTAAAAAAATTGATCATAAATCAATTGAATATAAAAATAATGGCCTACCAAAGCAATCAAAAAAGGCTTTTAAGAAAGGAAACAAGTAATATGAAAGAAAAAAAGAGAATCTGTTTTTATTTAGATCTAAAGAGAAAAAATCAATCCAAAAGATTAATGGTTATCAAAGAATGGTATATAGGTAAAGAAGTTACATTTGCAAAAATATTATTAGAAATTTAGTATTTATTAGATATTTAAAAATCCTACAAACGATATCTTCATACTATCACTACCTCTCTTATTAAAAAAATATCACAGCAAGTTTTAGAGCATTAATAGAGATATCTGGCTCGCGTAGGATTGTTAGCTGTGATTTTTATTTATTTAGAAAAGGAGAAATAAGAATAATGGATAAAGAAAAAATAATAGAAATATTAGAAGATTATGAGTTTTTTGTTGATGATGATTTTGGCTGTTTTTTTCTTTATAGTAAGGAGTAATTATGAATACATTATATGAGCAAGATAAATTAATTAATAAAGATCATGTAGCTACTCCTAGATGGGTGGTAGAGGATATATATAATTTGATAAATATAAAACAATTTAAAAATATTTGGTTTCCATTTAATAACTACGATTCACAGTTTAAATTGAAAGCCGAAGAACTTAATTTAAAGTACAAGGCAACACATATTTTTGATGATTTAGGAAATGATTTTTTCAAGACGGAGCCACCAATTGATTGCGATTTGCTAATCAGTAACCCACCGTTTAGTCAACAAAATGAAATTATTAAAAGAACATTTGAATTAGTAGAACAAAAGAAAATTAAATCTTTTTGCTTATTATTACCATTATCGACTTTAGAAACTCCAGCTAGAGCTGAAATGTGGGAAAAATATATTGATAAATTATCAATATTAATATTTAAGAAAAGAATTAAATTTTTAGGGTGCACTACTGGATTTAATAAAGGATGTTGTTGGGTTTGTTATAACATTGAAGCATTAAATAAAAAAATAATATGGATATAAAAAGGAGAAATAAGAATATGAATAAAGATTTAATTGAATTTTATGAAGGATAAAAAAATAGAATACAAAAAGAAATTGATGATATGTGGGAAGTAGGTAAAAAAAGTCCTAAAAGAGTAAATAGGTTGGTTGAAATAGAATATATACTTGATGGCTTAGAAGCTGATAAAAAAATAAGACAATTAAATGAAGAAAATAAAGCTTTAAGAAAGAGACTGATGCAAGAGGGAATAGAGGTATCAGAATGAATGATATAATACAAAATTTAGAAACAAATGCTACAAATGGTAAAGAAAATTTTTGCTATATAAGCGAAAAACAATTAAATGCTATGAAAGAATTATCCAAGAGAGAAGCAAAAGAAAACAAGCAACTAAAAGATAATTGGAATAAGTTAAAAGAATATATTAATAAAATGCACGAATATTTTCTATATACTAATATTCACGAAATTTATAAGCAAAGTATGAAAGTAGATAATCCATTTCCTCACTTATTTAATTTATCAGAATTAAATGCGAGTGATAGAATATTAAGTTCAATTTATAAGAAAATTCAAGAACTAGAACAAGGAAGTGATAGTAATGAATAAATATTGTTACGAAATAAAGGATGGAAAACGTAAAGGCTATTTCAACATATACCAAGCAGTAAATGGTTCTATTCAATTAATGATGGGAAATCGTAATATTACTTTAACAGCACAACAAATATTAGATTTAAACATATATACATTTGATTTAATTGATTATGACCACGATAAATTTTTAGAATTTTATAAGTTAGGTGATAGTAATGTTAAAGATTAAAGATAAAGTAAATTTAAAAGAATTAGAAAAATACCCTTTTGAATGTCAAGACAGTGCTAGTATATTTTGGAGCAATCAAGATTGTTCAAAATATATACGTGTATGGTTTCTCACAAGAGAAATTACTTGTAATGATCCAAACAATAAAATTTTAAAAATGATGAAAAAAGATGGAATAGTAGAGAAAGTGAGAGTGATGAATAATGTTATTACAAATAATGCCTATTATTGTCCCACATACAAGTAATGGTGGTAGTTACGTTAATGTACCAGAATGGTTACAAATAACTCTATTTGTATTATTGATTTTAGTTGTATTAGTAATGCTGATTTTATTAATAAAACTTATATTTGAATGGTAAGGAGTGATAATTAATGACTTGGGAAGAATATGCAAAGTTGATATTGGGTAATGAAAAAGTTGCAGAATTAAAAAAAGAATATAATTTGTGTACTAAAAAATATACATATGGAAGATATAAAAATTTTATTAATAGACTAAGGAAAGAATGCAAATTAAAAGAAGAAGGAGAATAATAAATGATTCCAAATTATAAAAGGCCACAGATTAATGATTATATATTTGATATTCTAGAAAGACCAATGACAGATGAAGATTTAGAAATGATTAATTATCTTCGAGAAATAGAAAAAGAAAATAAAGAATTAAAGAAACAACTTGAAAATTGCTATTGTAATAGAACAGATTGCTCCGGAAGAATAAAAGATAGTAAAGTATATGACAGCCTAGTTCAAAAAGTAGAAACTCAACAAAAAGAGTTTATAAAGTATTTAGAAGGTGAAATAAAAACACTAGAAAAAGATATACTTGAAACCGTTGATGATATGGATATATATATGAAACAAGTGAAATCACTTATAATAGAAGAAATTTTACAAAAATACAAAGAAATAATAGGAGTATCAGATGAAAATAAAACCACAATTTAATTTTAATAAATATGATTTTGGTCTTGGAATTGTATTTAGAAGAGAAAATGAAAGTAAGAAATATATTAGAGAATATAAAACAATAAATTATATATTTGGAATTGTATTTTTATGGTTCAGTTTTGGATTTGAAATAGAAATAATAGGAGAAGATAAATAATGAAAATAATTAAAAGTGGTGCTAAAACGCCACCCAACAAACAAATTTATGTAATTAAATGTAAAACTTGTGGGTGTGTATTTACTTATATGGAAGAAGATATGTGTTATATAACAGTAGATTCAATTGGTGTATATTGTCCTGAATGTAATTATTCAAATGTTCCAATTATAAAGAAAAAATACAAAGGAGATGATAAATAATGGGAAGTAGAGAATTTATTAAAAATTGTAAGCTAGAAGTAAAAAAATATGCTGAGGAACACTTAGATAAAAGTGATGTTGTATCCGACTTTGAAGTATTTGTAGTATGGTATTCAAAAACACTTCAAAATCATAAAGCGTTATTAAGTACATTACTTGATGGTATGTATTATGAATTAACATATAATGGCGATAAAAAAGAAGTCTATCTTGACGCTTACAAAAAATTTGAAAATAAATGTATTAAACTAGAAAAATAGATTAGGAGCTGATAAATAATGTTTTGTTATAAAGAAAGTAAATTAGAAAGCGATTTAGACAATTTAAAAAGTGAAATTAAGAAAACTGATTATGAAAAAACAATAGAACCATATCAAAAGAGAATAAAAGAATTGGAAAAAAAAGTATATATTCTCACTCAAGATATGGAAAACTTATATTCAGCTAGTAAAGAACTTATTAAAAGTATAGATAAAGATTATTTAGAAGTGATTATAAATTTGGATGAACCAAAAGCATATTTTAAAAAACCAGAATTAGCAGTAATAACCGTAAAACGAATTGTTGTGCCAATTAAGCAAGATTTATTAGAAAATTATGTATATTGGATTAATTACTATAAATCAAAATATGAATTAGGAGATGATAAATAATGAAAATAAAAGAATTAGATAAATTAATAGAATTAACAACTAAATTAAAAGAGGAACCAGATATAGAAGAGTTTGATGAAAATGATATATTAGATGATTTTATTGATTTAGTTAAATTGTATAAAGATTTCTTGTTTATAGATTAGGAGGAATTATGTATAAGCAATTAAAGAAACAATTATCAGATAAAAGAGTATTAGAAGATCTAATCAGAGGCTATGAAGATCGTATTAAATTTAAAATACAGAAGCAATTAGGATTACATGCTACAAGCTATGCAGAGCTAAAAATAGAATGCCCAGTAGTTGATGATAGATTTGCAAGAGTATTTAGCCAAATAGAAAATCTTGATAGAGAATTACAAGCCCTTAAAGGTGAATTAGAAATCATAAATAAATTATTAGAAAATGCTGATGATAAAATGAAGCAGCTTAGTGAAAGAGATATGAAAATTTTTAGATGTCGTTTCTTTCTTGGATTAACAGTTGCACAGACTGCAGAAAGATTAAATTATGATCAAGGATATATAAAAGAAAGAACAAGAAAGATGCTAAAAAACTAAAAACACACTTTTAACACACCCCCTAGGGTATATAATGTGTACAATGGAATAATTATAAGTTATTTCATATAACCCTTTTTACATAGTGCTACTCTTATGAGTAGCATAGAGTAGATATATATAGGCTCTGTTAAAGTTTTGCAATTAACCTATTAATATCCTAAAATTGCAGTTCATATCTATTCTATGGTGCTTATAAAGCATTAGCAAACACTATCTTGATTAATAGTATATGCCCGTCAGTGAAAACTGAGAGGACTTACTCGCTTATAAACGACTAGTTATATTATTAATCTTTTTGATAGGTAGTGTACTGATGATATATAAAATGAAGGGCTTTAAGGTTAGTACCGGGTCTAAGCCAAAGTAATTATAGTAAAATTACAAACCTTTATATCATTAGTACAGTATCTATTAAGAATAAGTCATCTATTATGATGGCTTTTTTAATGTGTTAATAAAATATAGTGAGGGTGATAGAATGAATAATCTGTCATATAGAGTATATAGCTCATTTATGGGGTGGAATTTAATCGGTATTAAACAAGAAATACCACAAGTAATAGAACTAATAGAAACTAAAATCAAAGAAGAAGTAAATGCTCAATACCTAATAATAGAGCATGACAGAATATTAAATGCTGACATACCATTTAAAACAATTTACGGCATAGAAGATTTATTGATATTTAAAGAAGAATACAAAGAAGAAAATAATATAGAACAAAGAATAAAGAGGAAATAAAATGAATTCAAAAAATTGTATGAAAGGGCTATGCAAAATATGTCCTGAGTTTAATACTTGCACTGGGCAAGAAAAAACTAAATCTAAATACAAAAATCAAAAAGTAGTAGTAAATGAAATAAAATTTGATTCTAAAAAAGAAGCAAAAAGATATCAAGAATTACTATTAATGCAAAAAGCAGGGTTAATAACTGATTTAAAAAGGCAAGTATCATATATTTTGGTACCTGCTTTTAATTTGAATAAAAAAAGATATAGAAATATGAGCTATATAGCTGATTTTACCTATAAGCAGAATGGCAAAGAAATAGTAGAAGACACAAAGGGTTATCGTACAGAAGTTTATAAAATTAAGAAAAAATTAATGGCATACATTTATCAAATTGAAATTAAAGAGGTGTAATTATGGGATTAAATGAAGTAGCGTTGGTAATAATTATCGCAAGTCCATTTATTTATCTAATGACAAATAAAACTATTAAATGTCAGAGGAAACCTAACAGAGCTGAAAGAAGAAAAAAATGAGTGGGATAATGTAATGGCAGCATATTTAGTTTCAGTAGCTAATAGAAAAGGTTCGATTCCTTTTCCCACAACCATTTTTAAGAAGGAGGATTATTTATGATAGAAGTAGAAGTATTAATAAATAATTTTAAAGACAAAGAAAATAAAAATAAACAGATTGAAATTGTTCGAAATAAGCAAGGAATATTACTTAATGAAGGAGAATTACTTCAAAAAGGCGATAGGTACAAAATTACTAAAGAAAGATATAATGAATTATCAAAATTAGGAATAGTAGTCAAAGCTCAAAAAGAAAAAAATAAGGAAGATTAGTTTATGGCTATAAGTAAAGCTGAGGATTGGCTAACTGAAGAAAACCTAGCTTTACTAGAAGGCTGGGCTAGAGATGGATTAAGTGATATACAAATAGCTCAAAATATAGGAATAAGTGATAGAACACTTTATCGTTGGAAGAAAGAATATTTTCAGATATGTCAGTCTTTAAAAAAAGGAAAAGAAGTAGCAGATTATCAAGTAGAGAATGCACTGTTTAAGAGAGCACTTGGATATACAATTGAAATAAAAGAACAAAAGGTTGATAAAGATGGCTATGTCCATGATTTAGTAAAAGATGTTCATATCCCACCAGATACAGGAGCAATAGCGTTTTGGCTAAAGAATAGAAAACCTGATAAATGGCGTGAAAAACAAGATAAACCACAAACCAATGATGATGAAGGAGTAATAATTATCGATGATCTCCCAAAGCAATAAAATAATAGTTAAATTAAGTGAACTTATTATTCCAAAATACTATGCTAATTTTAATGATATTAGTCATACACATCAAATTTATACAAGTGGGCGTGCTGGTACCAAATCAAGTAGAGGTGCTTTAAGAGCGGTAAAAAGAATAATATCTCCAAAACCTGGTTCGGTTGTTATTATGCGTAAGTTTCATAACAAATTAAAAAAGACAGTGTTTGCAGAATGTAAAAGAGCTATTAGTAGATTACATATTCCTAAAAATAAATTTAAGATAACAGTTAGTCCAATGCAAATAACATATCTTCCAACTGGTAATACCATTTATTTTACTGGTAATGATTCAATAGATGATACAAAAGGTATGATAGACGAAGATAGACCTATTGTATTAGTTGAACTTGATGAGTTAACAGAATTTTTCGACAAAGGCGATGGAAAAGATGAACTTCAAAACATAGAGGCAACATTTATTCGTGGAAATGATGAAGAATTCGTTATGGAATATTATTTCAATCCACCTAAAAATCCTAAAGCTCCTATAATGGAATGGCTTAATAAAATGGTACTTAGAGAAGATTGCATTCATATACATGTTGATTACAGAGATGTTCCTGAAAGTTGGCTTGGTAAGAAATTAATATCATCAGCTAAAATATTAGAAAAACTAGATGAGAAGATGTATAAGTGGTTATGGTTAGGATTATGCATAGGAATCGATGAATTAATCTACTATATGTTTAATGAAGACATTCACATAAAAGAATGCACTAAAGAAGATTATAAAAATATGAAAGAGATTAATATAGGCGTCGATTATGGACAAATGAACGCAACTACTTATGAAGCTTTTGCAATCGATTACAAAGATATATGCGTACGAGGAATTGATGAATATTATTATTCTGGAAGAGACACTGGAAAACAAAAATCTCCCAGCGATTATGCTCAAGATTTTAAAGAATTTAAAAACAACCTGGAAAAAGAAACAGGATTAAAGGTAACATATGTATTTATTGATCCATCTGCTAAAGGATTGCAAGAAGAAATAAAAAGATTATGTCCTGATGTAATAGTTAAAGATGCCAAAAATGATGTGGCTTTAGGAATATCAAGAGTTCAGAAAATATTATCATTTAGGAGATTGTTTATTTCCCCTAAGCAGAGGCACTTGAAGGAAGAAATGTATATGTATGGATATGATGCAGATTTATTAGATAAAGGAAAAGAGGTTCCTATAAAGCAAAATGATCACTGCGAAGATGCAACTAGATATTTGATTATGGGAATTTGGAAATTTATTAAATCTTTACTTCCTATGATTGGAGATGATGAAGAATGATTACTGGTATTATAGACAAAATAAAAGGATGGTGGCATAAAATGTTTGATTATAATAAAATAGTTAGTGATTTTGGTTTAGATATGCAAACAAGTAAAAATATATTAGACGCTATTCAGGAGTGGAACAAAATATATAATAAATGTGAACCTTGGTTAGATGAAAATACAAAGTCACTTCATGTAGCTAGAACGATGTGCGAAAAAGTTGCTAAAGCAGTAACGGTTGAATATAAAAGTACCTGCAGTGAACCTTATATTGATAATATCTATCAAAAATTATTAAAGAAGAAAAGAAAATACACAGAATCAATGCTTGGAAAATCATTGATTTTTTTTAGGCCTTATTTTGATGGAAAAAATATCAAAGTAAATGTTATTCAAGCTGATAAATTTATTCCTGTAAGCTTTGACGACGACGATAACTTAATTGGATATATATTGATAGATCAGATAACAAAAGGACAAGATGTATATACAAGATTAGAATATAATGAATTAAAAGGTACAACACTTACAATTAAAAACATTTGCTATGAAGGAAGACTTGATGGTGTAGTGCTATCTAAAAAAATACCATTAGAAAATGTTCCAAAATGGAAAGATATAAAAGAAGAACAAGGTATTGAGGGCGTTGATAGAATTCTTGGTGGTTTTGCTACGATGCCTACAACAAACGATCTAGACAACTCTAGTCCAATAGGACAACCAATCTATCATAATGCAATAGGAATATTAAAAGAAATAGATATTCAGTATTCAAGAATTCTTCATGAATATGAGGGAACTGAACTTGCTGTAGATATTGATGAAAGCATTTTGCCTCGAGATAGTAAAGGAAAAACTAAACTTCCTAGAGGAAAAGAAAGATATTTCAGAAAATGGAATTTAGACGAAACAAAAGTTAAATCATTAGATATATTTAGCCCTGAAATAAGAGATAATCCATTATTTAATGGTTTAAACGAATACTTAATTCAAGCAGAAAATGCTTGTCATTTATCACATGGAACTTTAGCAAAACCTGAAGCAATAGAAAAAACGGCTACAGAAATGAAACAATCTAAACAAGATTATTATGTAACTGTTTCTGATATACAAGCAGTATTACAAAATGCTTTTGATGATTTAATTTATGGTATCTATGTATTATGCAGATTATATGGAATTCCAGTTAGAACGGATTATACAGTAGAATATGATTGGGACGATAGCATATTGGTTGATAAGGATAGTTCTAGAAATCAAGCACTTGTTGAAAGAAATGCCGATATTACCAGTGATGTTCAATATATTATGGAAACTCGTAATATGAAAGAAAAAGATGCAATAGAATTTGTTAAAAAACAAGTTGAATATCGTAAAATAACTCAAGAAAAAGAAGATAATTCACCTGAGGCTGAATAATGACCAAGCTAGAGTTTGAAAAGCTTCTTGTACCATTAATTGAACTCATGAATAACATAGAGATGGACTTGATCTATAATATATTATCAAGAATCGATAATTATGATAGTGTCAAAGGGTCTTTAGAATGGTATATCGATAAATTAGCTGAATTAAAGTTATTAGACAAAGATAATTTAAAAGCATTCAAAAAGAATAAACAGGAATTAAAAAAAATAATTGAAGAATTAGCCAATAATTGTGGAAATCATATTGATAATTTAGATAAATTGAATGAATATTATGAAAAAGGTTTATTAAATAAAAATCCTATTTCATTATATGAAAGTCAAGCAATAAAATCTTTAATTGGTGAAGCAATAAAGGATACATCAGACATTATGAATCTAATTCAAACCAAAGCTATAGAGGGTTCAAATAAAGCATATAAAGATATATTAAATAAAGCTTATATTGAAACTGCTAGTGGTACTTATACTTATACAGAGTCTATCAAGAGGGCATTAGATGAATTTGCAGAAAAAGGTATTAAAGCAGTCCATTATAAAAATGGTACAAGCTTATCAATAGAATCAGTAGCAAGAAGAGATGTTATTACTAGAATGAATAAATTAGTAGGAGATTGTGAATTAGAACACGCAAAAGAACTTGATACCAATTTAGTTTATGTAGATCAACATTTAGGGGCTAGAGTGAGAACTCCATATATGAAAAACGATTATGAAGCACATTGTGAATGGCAAGGAAAAAAGTATATGATAGACGGTTCTAATGACAAATACGATAATCTATATGAAAAGACAGGTTATGGTGAAATGCTAGGACTGAAAGGTATAAATTGTTATCATAATATGCGACCTACTTGGGAATGGGAAGAAATACCAAAACAAATTGATTTAAAAGAGAATGCTAGAGTAAGAGAGATACTTGATAAAAGAAACTATTATGCTAGAAAAATAAGAACTTTAAAACATAAAAGACTTAATTCCCAAATACTTAATGATAAAGAAGAATATAAGAAGATAAATAATGAGTATGTTTATACAGATAAACAATATAATTCATTCTTAGAAAAAAACAATCTAGTTAGAGACTACAATAAAGAATATGTTAATAATAGTTGGATTTCAAGTTTAACAGAAGATGAAAAATACTCATTAAATTCATACATAAGCTCAGATTCATACATTATAAATGATGCATTAAGAAATAATTATCCACTTGATGATAGATTAAATAATGTTGTTAAAAATTTAGATAGTGTGTTAGATAAAATACCCAATAGTAAAGGCATATTTAATCGTTCTTTATTTTTTGATAATGAGGATAATTATAATGAATTTATTAAATCTTTATCTAGTCTTAGTGGAAAGATTAAATTCAAGTCTTTTATTTCTATGTCTAAGGATATTTATGATGAAAAGGATAATATTAGACTTATAATGAAGTGTAAAACTGCTAAGGATATAAGTATGATAAATAAAAATGAACAAGAGTTATTACTTAAAAGAAATACAAGTTTTAAAATATTGAAAAAATATTATGTGAATGGTAAACTATTCGTAGATATGGAGGAATTATAATGGAATTTAATGGTATTCCAAAAGGAAAAGAAAAAAATAGATTATATGAACCTGTTGTTATGGAAATGGGCGAACCTCTTACAGGAATATTAAAAAAACTTGTAGAAGAAGCAGAAGAACAATTTGCAAAAGGTGAAATAAATTCAATAGATTATGAAGAATTGAGAAAAAAAGCAAAAGAAATAGAAGATAGCACTCAAAAATAGAGTGCTTTTTATATGCCTTAATAGTTATAGTAGGTGCAATTCCTACAAAGGCACCAAGTCGATAGAAATATCGGCTTTTTTGGTCTACCTATAAAGACTTGAAAGAATTAGGTATATCTAAAAATCTAGGAGGACTAAACCTCTGTAAAAAAGTGGAAGGAGAATAATAGATGAAAGATTATTTAGAAAGTTTAGAAATTGGTGAAGGAAAAGTAAAATTAAGTAGCGAAGAAATTAAAGCTATCTTAGCTGAACATGGTAAAACAGTTACTACTGAAACGGACAAAGTAAAACAAACTTTGAATGAGACAATAAGTAATTACCAAAATCAATTAAAAACTGCTAATGATACTATTCAATCATATAAAGATATGGATATTGATAGTATCAAAAAATCAGCTGATGATTGGAAAACAAAATATGAAGAAATGGAAGCTAATCAAAAAGCTGAAAAAGAAAAGAGTATTAGAGATGAAAGAACTAATGCTTTTTTTAATGACATTAAATTTGCAAGTGAAAGTGCTAAAGCAGGAGTAATTGCTCAATTTAATGCAAAAGACTTTAAGTATGATGAAGAATCTAATAAATTTTTAGGAGCTTCTGAATGGCTTAATGAATTAAAAGAAAAGGATAGTGGGGCTTTTCTTAGTGATGTTGCAAATCCTAAATTTACGGCATCTCCAACAGCTCCAAAAAATAATGTAGGTTCTATGGACGAAGTTATGAAAATCATGGGACTTAGTGAAGAAAAGAAATAAAGAAAGAAGGAATTAAACATGAACAATATTGAAATTAGTACAATTTATTTACCTTTACTTGATAAGGTTTACAAACAAGCTTCTAAAACTTCAATTCTAGAAGGTGATGAAGCTACAATGAAACGTGGCGACAACGGAGAAATTAAAGTTGCAAAATTAGATATGGATGCTCTAGGAGACTTTTCTAGAAACGATGGTTATACTAAAGGTTCAACTACTTTTAGATGGGAAACTATCAAATATGATAAAGAGCGTTCTCAGGACTTACGCATTGACAGATTAGACAATGCAGAAGCATTAAAACTTCCTTTTGCAAAATTATCTAGCGAATTTATTAGAACAAAAGTTGTACCTGAAACTGATGCAGCTCGTATTGCTAAAATTGCTGGTACTGAAGGAATCAGTACAAAAGCTGAGACTTTATCAGATGGTGCTGCAGTTATTAGTGCATTACGTGCTTGTTCTAATAAGATGGACGAAGATGAAGTAGATCCAGAAAACAGAATTTTATTTATCACACCAACACTAAGGGGAACAATTTCAGATTTAGATACAACTAAATCAAAAGAAGTTTTAAGTAAGTTTTCTAATATCATTGAAGTACCACAATCAAGAATGTATACAAAAATTGAGTTAAAAACAGGTAAAACTGAATATGGTTATGCCAAAGCAAAAGATGTATATGAAAAAACAGAAGATACCACAAAACAAACAGGAAAAACTTACTATACTAAATCAGGAAACACATATACAAAATTTACTGGTGATTCTTTAGCTTCAGGAACTGATTATTATGAATTAGTAAGTGAAGCAGGTAAGGAAATCAATTTCTTATGTGTAGAAAAGAGTGCTGCAGTAGTTCATATGGAACAGTTTATTAAATACTTTACACCAGATGAAGATCAAGATGGTGATGACAATGTATTTAAATATCGTAATAACAATTTATATGGCCATGTTTATGAAAATAAATTAGCCGGTGTTTATTGTTCTTATAAAGCATAATAGGAGGAAAAATGAGTACATTTATTGGAATGGGAGCAAACAAAATCATTAATAAAAGTGTTGTAGATGTTTCTAAAGTTGAATTAGAAAATAAAGAATTAAATTCAAAAGTTGCTGAATTAACTGTAGAAAATGTTAAACTAAACAAAGAAAAAGACAATCTTCAAGAAATTATTGATAATTTAAACAAAAAAGTTGCTGAATTAACTGAAAAAGTTATTGAGGCACCTGAGAAAGCAGATAAAAAAGCAAAAAAAGAAGCTGAACAATCAGCAGAATAGGAGATGATAGGTATGCTAACTAAATTAGTAGATTATGAATATTATTCTAAGAATTATGGAGGTTCTAGCATACCTGAATCTTCATTTCAAAAAAGTGTGATTGAAGCAAGTAGTAAAATAAACCAATATACTTCAAATAGAATTAATGAGACAATTCTAGATGATAATATAAGAAATACTGCCTGTGAAATTGCAGAACTTATATATTCACAAAGCATTTTAAAAGAAAAAATAATCAGTGATGATAAATCTAAGGCTAGTGAAACAGTTGGACCTCATTCAGTTACTTATGTTAATAATAAAACTTTTCAAGAAAAAGAAATTTTGACTCCTGAAGAACTCGAATATAATTGCTACAAAATCTGTTATAGATATTTAGTTAATACTGGTTTGATGTATAGAGGTGTTTTCAATGTTTGAAGATACTGTTACTGTTTTTAATGTTATTAAAGAAAAAGATAAGGTTACTTATCATAGGCAATTTGTTAATAATGTTTTTTATCATAAAGAGAAAATAATTTCTCAAGAAGGTAAGGGAGATAAATATACAAATGCCTATGATGTAATATTTTCTAACATAGCATTAGAAAAGTGGAAATCTAAACAAGATTTTGATAATTCTGATGATACCTATACTTTAAGAGAAAACGATATTATTGTTCTAAATGAATATAAAGAAATAAGTGATTTGAAAGAATTACAACAATCCTCAGTAGACTGGTTTATGATTAAAACAGTATCTGAAAACCTTTATGGAGATTTAGTACTTCATAATATCGAGGTAACTAATTGAAAATTAAAGCTAATCTTATTTTACCTGATACTGGTGAATTAATGAAATCAGTAGGACTAAATGAAGGTGGCAAAGTACAAAAATATATTGATAATTTTGTTATTAGTAAATGTCAACCATATTTACCAAACAATGGCAATAACCATTTATACCAATCCAGTATAAATTCTACTAAGTTAGGCAATGGATTAGTTATTTGGAATACTCCAGATGCTAACTATCTTTACGAAGGAAAACTAATGGTTGACCCTATAGCAAAAGTTGGTGCATTTCCTATCCGCAATGGAAAAATATCGTTTGATGATAAGGATGGACCAATTGAAAAGTTTGTTAGTAGAAAAGGATATCCTAAAATAATGGACCCAAGGCAAAGAGATTTAGCTAATGTGAGAAATGAGAAAGATCATTGGTTTGATAGAATGATTGATAATGAAATGGACAAGCTCTTAAATGGAGTACAGAATATTGTTAACGGAGGTAAAAATGAGTAAACCAATCATAGAGTGCATTAAAGAATATATGAATGATTGTCCATATTTGAGTGAATTATCTAAAATAAATGTAGATTACTTAAATATGGGAGATAACGACTTTGAGTATTGGTCGTTAGAAAAGGTGGAAGCACCAACAATTTTGAAAAAGAATGTATTAGGAACAAAAACGGAACGCCAATGCCAATTTATAATTGCTAGTCGTTCTTTTTTTAATCCATTAGTAGATACTCAAAATATTGAAAATTTAGACTTATTTGAAAAAATCGAGGAATGGTTTTATAAAAATACTAAAAAGAAAGTATTACCTAAATTAAATGATGGAGAAACTGCTATTTCAATAGAGGCAACCACTCCAGGTTATTTATATGGAACAAATAAAGAAAATACAATCGCTAGATATCAAATGAGTTGCAAATTGCTATATGAAAAAAAGGAGGAAGATAGTATATGGCATTAAGTTTATTAAATGGAACAGGAAAATTTAATCGTGAAGATCATGTTACAATGTTCAATTCAAATATTACTTCATGTGATGAGAATGGAATCGTTTATGGAGAAAGTCCTGTTTGGGTACCATTTGGTGAAGATAATGATGAAATAACTCGTGAATTAAACAACGAAATTGATGCAAAAAAGAATGTATTAGGTAAAACTAATATTGATCATTCTGGTGGAGCACAAACTACTGAAATAGATCCTATTGCTATTCGTGGTAATGATACTTTATCAGCTATTCTTTATTTAATGTTTAAATATGGTCTAGTAGGCGATAAAGCTAAATTACAATGTATGGAAGTTACATTAGCAGATAAACAGTCAGATGGCTCATATGGAGCATTTACTGAAGATGCAATTGTTGACTTAAAATCTTGGGGTGGAGACACTACAAAATTAAATGGTCCAATTACTTTGAATTGGTGTGGAAATAAAACACATGGAACTTTCAGTACATCTACAAAAGCATTTACTGCTACAACAGAAGCTTAATTGAGGGTGCCTAAACGCACCCTCTTATTTTTTAATTTTATGAAAGGAAGTTGAACTATGGCTTTAATAGTAAAAAATAATTTTGTTAGAGAAGAAATCAAAGATGAAGACGGAAATGTATTAGGAGAAATAAAATTTAATCCTAACGATTCAAGAATCATGAGTAAATTAACTAAAATCGTTAATGAATTAGGAGATAGCTTAAATAAATTAAAATCTATGGGTGATATGCCAAAAATTCCAACTGAAAATTTAGAAACAATAGAGGATTTTGAAAAAATATCTGAATCGTTCAAAACAATAGAACAAGGTTTTGATATTGAAGAAAAAGCAGTTGACTGCGTTCTAAATAATTTATCAGAAGTTTTTGGAGAAGAAACCATAAATATTTTTACAGGTGGTACAAAAGATGTTTTAAGTGTAATGCCATTAATTGAATATATTTTGCCTTATGTAAAAGAAGCTCGTAAAACAAAAATGAATAAATATCTTAATAAAAAATCATCTAATGGTGTGATGGAATAATGAACATTTTAACTTCATCATTACCTACAAAAATAATGGTCAATGATAATATTTATGATATTAATTATGATTATCGTACTGTTATTAATATTTTACTTGCTTTTGAAGATTCTGAGTTAACTCAAGAAGAAAAAGTATTTATAATGATTGAAAATCTATATAAAACCGAAATTCCACAAGAAGATATAGAAGAAGCTATTTCTAAGGCAATTAAGTTTATAGATTGTGGAGAAGATTATTCTTCAAATAAAACTAAATCTAGAGTTTATTCATTTAATAAAGATGCAAATTATATCTTTACTGGTATTAATTCTACGCATCACATTGATATTGATGAAAAACCGAATCTGCACTGGTGGAAATTTGTTAGTTTTTTTATGGATATGTCAAGTGAGTGTATGTTTGGTGAACTTGTATATTATCGTACAAGAAAAGCTGAAGGTAAATTAACAAAAGAAGAGAAACAACAATATGAAAAAATTAAGGATTTAGTAGATTTAGAGAAAGTTAATATTCAATCAGAAGCAAGAAAAGAATTTTTTGAAGAATTTCATAAAACTAAAAAATAGGAGGTGGTATACTGGCAATAAAAAAAGGTGCTGTAATTGTAGATACTAAATTAAATAATCAAAAGATAACTAAAGATTTCAAAGATTTAGAAAAAAGCACTGAAAAATTAATTGATAAATATAATAGGTCCGTTGATAGTATTAAAAGTCAAGAACTAGCTATTTCTAAAGTAAAAGCTAAGATGGATGAATTAGTAAGTGGAAATAAAGAACCAGCAAGTGTAAAATCATTAGAAAATGGGCTTAAGAAAGCCGAAAAAGAAATTGATGATTTAGAAAAACAATACAATCAAACAATTGAGCAAATTTCACAAAAACAAGTTGATTTGGAATTTGCACAAGGATTAGGTAAAACTGATGATGTTGCATCAATTAAGGTTGAACAAGGAAATTTAGATAGTAAAAGTTTAGAACTTGCTACACAATTAGAAAATGCTAAAGATAAAGCTCAACAATTAAAACAAGAACTTGAACAAACAAAATTAAATTCTGGTAATTCAGTAGAGGTTCAACAATTATCTCAACAACTTGAAGTGATGAATAGCAAACTAAGTCAAACTAAAGAAGAAGCTAATCAAACAAAAAATGAAATTGCTGAAGCATTTCAAAGAAAACACTTATTAAATTTTGGCGATGGATTTAATGATATAGGTAAAAAAATTGATAAATTCAAATCTAGAATGACTAAACTGATAGGAACTGCTATGGTTTTTAATTTGTTAAGAAACAGTCTTACTAATTTAAGAAATGGATTTATCAGTTTGCTTAAAACTGATGATAATTTTTCATCTAGTCTAAATCAAATAAAAGCAAATTTGATGACTGCGTTTGCTCCAATTTACAATGCCTGTTTGCCTGCAATTAATTCATTAATGAATGCACTATCAAAGGTCACAGGTACTTTAGCTATGTTTGTATCAGGACTTTTTGGTACAAGCTTAGAAGATGCCAAAAATCAGGCAAAAGGATTAACAAAAGCATTAGATAGTACGAAAAAAAGTGGAGAAAAAGCAAGTGGAGCTTTAGCTAGTTTTGATAATCTTGAGGTTGTTTCTGATAATAGTTCTGGAAGTGCAAACGGTCCAAGTGTTGATTATAGTGGTGAAATAACATATAGTCAAAAATTATTAGATATTTTAAATCAAATTAAAAGTTTTGTTGTGGACAATAAAGAGGTTATTTTAGGACTATTAGCTGGTATTGCAGCTGGATTAGTTTTAATAAAATTAGGCTTAGATGGAATAATGGCACTTGGAATCGGTTTAATCATTGCTGGAATAGTTACTTTAGTTCAAGGAATAATTAATTTCATGAATGATCCTTCGTGGGAGAATTTCTCTACTATATTGACAGGACTTGCCCTTATACTTGCAGGAGTTGCTGTTGCGATGCTAGCAGTAGATGCAGCTAATCCAGTTGCATGGATAGTGCTTGCTATAGCAGTTATTACTGCGTTGGTCGCACTGATAATTAAATATTGGGATGAAATATGTGATATTTTAGGAAAAGCTGGTCAATGGTTTTATGATCATGTTATTAAACCAATAGCTGATTTTTTTGTTGGAATGTGGAATGGTTTAAAAAATGGTGCAATTGATGCATGGAACGGAATTAAATCTGTATTTAGCACTGTTGGTAAATTTTTCAAAGATACTTTTACTAATGCATGGAATGGTGTAAAAAAGGTATTTAGTACAGGTGGTAAAATATTTGATGGTATAAAAGATGGAATTATTAATGGATTTAAAACAGTTGTTAATGCAATTATTAAAGGAATTAATAAAGTTGTAAGTATTCCATTCAATGGTATTAATACAGCTCTTACTAAAATTAGAGATATTTCTATTTTAGGTGTATCTCCATTTAAGAAGATAATAAAAACAATAAGTGTACCTCAAATTCCACAATTAGCTGAAGGTGATGTAATTCCACCGAGACATAAATTCTTAGCTATGCTAGGAGATCAAAAGCATGGAACTAATATTGAGGCACCACTTGAAACAATTAAACAAGCAAATAGGGAAGTAATGCAAGAATTTATGGGTGCTCTTTCTGGACTTAATAATGATGAAAAAGAAATAGTATTTAGAAATTTAACAATAGTTGCACAATTTGGTAATAAGGAATTTTCTAAAATTGTCGTTGAAGCAGTTAGAATGGCTGAAAGAGAAATGGGAAAGCAATTATTTGTTAGTGCATAAAGGAGTGATTAGATATGGATAAAATTAAAATTATAAATATAGATGATAGCTCTGATTATTTTGAAATTCCATATGAATGGCTTAAGGAAGGAACACAAGGACCATATTTAAATGATTTAGAGGCAAGTGCCGAAAGAGGAAAATTAACTGGAGCTCTTAGTCGTGTAAGATGTGCCGAGGTTCCAGCAGCAACTCTTGATATTATAAAATCATTAACTCAAAAAGAATTGTACCCACTTTTAAGATTATTAAGAAAAGTAGCAATTAATATTAGATATTTTGAAAAATATGAAAATAGATTTATTACTAGAAAATTTTATGCAAAAAAACCTAATCCAGCATGGAAAAAAATTCCAGAAGATAATAATACCGATAATATAGAATATGAAGCTTTTACAATAGAATTTTCAGGGTATGAGGATGTGAATGTTGAATGACATATAAAAACATAAACAATTCAGCTATACAGTCTTTTGAATATGAAACTACTATGATTAGTGATGGTAATGTTGTTGGTACATGTGAATTAGGAAAAGCAACTATTCAATTATTAAATAATAGTAATCAATATAGCGTATATAAGGATTCATGGATAAAAACAGTTCATGGATCCTTTTATATTTATAGTGTAGAACCTGTTCAGGAAAAAGTAAGTATTAAATTAAATTGCTATGATATTAAATATAAATTAGATACTCTATATGATAGTACAAAGCATAAATTTCCATGCACTTTAAAAGCTTATAGAAATTCTATTTTTGACAGCTGTGATGTTTCATACGATGATAGTGATTTTCCAAATAGTGACTTAATCTTAAATGAGGAACCTTATATTGAAAATGGTTCAAGTAATAGAACTGTTATTAAAATGATAGCACAAGCTGGTGCAAGTGCAGTTATTACAGATAAAAACGATAAATTTTATTTTGTATGGTTCACTGATAAAATTCATACCGTGAATGATTGGATAGAATTAACTACAGAAAAGCAAAAATCATCTCCAATTAATTTGGTTGTGTTAGGAAGAGGAGATACTGAAGATAATGTGTATTACCCAGAAGAAAAGCCAAGTAATCCTGTAGAGTTTAGAATTAACAATAATTATATTTTAGATCCACAAGATACTTCTAGTACAGAAGATTTAAGATATACTACTAGAATTCCTGTCTATAATCAAGTAAAGGGATTTTCTTATTTGATTTTTAGTATGAGAAGTCAGCAAATCAATAATAAATTATCTATAAGATTAGGTGAACAAATAAAGTTCGTTGATATTTGGGGAAATGAACTAATAGCTCCAATAATGACTAAAAAAATCGGTTGGTTAGGTGGAAATTTAGAAAATGATGACAATTATGAAATAACCTTATCTGCAGATAAAATATCAGAATCATCTACTCAAATAAAATATGCATCTAATTTAAAAAATGATGTTATGAGAGTGGAAAGAAAAGCAGATAAAAATTCAGGTTTAATTCAGGATATAATCACTGAAAATAAAGAAAATTCGGATAAGCTGGCTAAATTAGAAATAGATGTAGATAGCATTACTGGTGAAGTAGAACATAAATACAATTTTTTAGATGAAGCTGAGGGAAAAAATCAGCTAGAATTGGATAACAGTCTGGAATATCAACCTGTTTCTTTTAACATACAAGGAAATACAGAAAAAATTTTATATTTTTATCCTACTGATATATTATATCCAAGGAATGATTTATATCCATTAGGAATTACAGAAGGGAGTTGTGAATAGTGAAAATAACTTTATGCATTGACAAGCAAGAAAGAAAAAGCCCGTCAAGTGAATTAAGACAATACTCAATAGACATTGGTTGTCCTCTAAGATCAATTGATGATACTTATGATGAATTAAAAATTATAACTGATGACGAAAACAAACTTGTAGGTTCGATTATTAGAAGATGCTATATCGACAAATATGGTGTTCTTAAAAAATTATTGCCAGAAGAAACTCAAGAATTAGTATTGCCTGAGATTAAATTGTTTGAAGGTATTAATTATATTTATATTAAAGAATTCATCAATCTTAATATGAAAATAGAATATCTAACAAATGCCGAAATGAACAAGTATTTTGCTAGTAAAGTAGAAATGAAAACAACAATAAAACAGACATATGACGAAATAATGCTTTCTGTTTCTAAAAAAGTAGGAGAAGATGAAATAATTTCAAAGATTAATATGAGTCCTGAAGAAATTACTATATTAGCCAATAAATTAGGGATTACAGCCAATGATATTTTAAACATTATTGCTGGTAATACTATTAATTTAACTGCCAAGAATATTGAAATTGATAGTACTAATTTTAAAGTTGACGAAAATGGAAATATGACTTGCAATGATGCAACTATGAATAACATAAATATTTCTGGTGGAAGTATTACTTTAGATGATAACTCATCGCTTTCAGCGATAAAAATAATAAATTCACAAAATGATCATATTTTTACTCAATATAATTCCGAAGGAATAATACTTAAAAAAAATGGCAAGCAAACTGTATTAATCGCAAATTCTCCTTCTGATGATAGCGGATACGTTTCCATAGGAAATAACAATTCAACTGAAACAACAATAATAGCAAAGGACGGAATAACTACTCCTGCGTTGACACAGACATCATTAGAAAGCATTAAGAAAAACTTTGAAAGATTTGAAAATGGTCTTTCAATAATAAAGAATGCAGACATTTATAAATATCATTTAAAAGTACAGGATGATAAAGATAAGAAGCATATAGGTTTAGTAATTGGCAGTAAATATAATACACCAGATATAATAATACAAGGTAATGGGGTGGATTTATATGCTATGTGCAGTATTGCTTGGCAGTCTATAAAAGAATTAAATTCAAAAATAGAACAATTAATAAAAAGAATAGAGGATTCAGAAAATGAAAAATAAAATAAAATTAAATATTCAAAGATTTAGTTATACACCATATGAACCAATAAATTTTGAAAATGGTACATTAAAAACACCTGGTTCTGTTAATTTAGCAACAGGAGAAATCACAATGCCTGTCTACGAAGGTAAGGCTCCAGTAAATGCCAAAAATTTAAATCATGTTGAAATCGGTATTGCAAATCTAGAGGCATCATCAATTTTTTATGAAGTAATTGGTGAAATTAATGAAGCTACTGGTGAAGTTACATATTACGATACAACTCAAACAGTATCTTCTGATACTGAATAAAAAAATAAAAAACGAAAGGAATGATAGTTGTGAAAAACTTAAAATTTAAGATGGGGGGGGGGTTGCTATTTAAGCAACACCACACCCCAAATGGAAAGGAGGAAAAATATTTAATTTTTCTTCTTTTCTTTTTCGAAAAAGTGGTGGTCGTTTATGAAAATTGCTAATTTTGTAGATAAATTAGGTAATATTCTTTTACCTGATTTTGTAAAACAAATCATTACTAATTCAAAAACGGAAGTGCCATCTAGTTTTGCAGTAGCAAATGCTATAAAAGATGAATATGCTATAGCTGTTTTGCCATCAAATATTTCGTTTTCAGGTGAGGCATGGCAACAAAATGAGTTATCACTTACAGAATTTAATAATACATCTAATCAAAAATTAATTTTTTCAAACGGAAAAATAAAAATAGGTAAAAATGTATCAAGGATTAAAGTTACTTCTAGTTTTAATTGTGCTAAAGCAAATGCCAAATCTGCAATATATGGCCGTATTATAAAAAATGGGTCTGCTGTCACAAATCAAATGTTAGATGAGTCTTTATCCTTTGGTTCATTGACTACAACTACGATTTTTGATGTTAAAGAAAACGATGTAATTGGTCTTGCATGGATATTTACCGTAGCAAATTCAAAGGCAAACTTATTAGGTGCTAGTAGTTATTTTGAAACATATATGATGATAGAAATAATTAAATAGTAATTTTCATAACAGCTTAATAGCTAATTAAATGAAAAAATTAGTACAATTAAAAAATAAAGAAAATGAAAACTTAGATCCAATAAACTTAAATTATGAGAAAAGAATAAAACAAAACTCAGATAATATTGAGTTGTTGAAAGGAACAATAGTATGGAAAAATTCAGATCCAACATTAGAATTTGCATCTCAAAACATAGTTTTAGACTTTAGTAATTGTGATAAATTCGATGTTATTAGTAGATTATCAACAGAAATAGATAACAGAACAGTACAACCAGTTTATAAAGGTATGCCAACTAGATTAATGCTTACAGGATATGCTGGAAACGATAATGCTTATGTTAGAGATGTAATTATTCATGATGGTAATGTGTATTTTGGAGATGCGTTTGGATATGGAATTGGTAATAATAATAATTTTACTAATCCAACGAATAATGCATTAATACCTTTATATATAATTGGGTATAAAACAGGATTGTTTTAATAGGAACTATTGGATATAAGTAGAAAAATTAAATATCAATATTGATATGAAAAAATTAGTAAAATTATTTGATAAAACTGGTAATGAATTAGTACCAGACAATATCAAAAATACTAAATCCAAAAGTAAAACAGATACTTATAGTTGTAATTATATAAATAATCTAAATATTAAAAATGAGACCATTGTAGGAATGTTTCAGCAAACCGTTAATTTTGAGAGTGGATCTAAAAAATTTAAATTTAACGAAGATGCAAAAACAAAAAACGCAAAGGAATATCTTTCTATTACAACAGATGGCATTGTAATAGGTAAAGGTATTCACACTGTAAAAGTTACCTACAATATTAGATTAGATTGGAATGCCCCAACAGAAAAGAGCTATTATTTTATTATTAATAAAAATAGTGAAGAGTGTTGGGACACTCATTCTTGCATTAGAAAGACAAATCAAATTCAGCAAGTAATTAGTCTTACAAAAACTATAAATGTAGTTGAAAACGATATCATCAGCTTAGTTTATAGTGGTGATGCTGGAAGTACAACAATAAATGCATCTCTTACCGTGGAAATTTTAGATTAAAGAAAGGAATAAAGATGAAATTAATAGAAATATTAAATGATTATTGGGCTTTAATTTTAGTAGGTCTATTATCCTTAATAGAAGTGGTACCTATTAAGATTTCTCCAATTGAATTTGTTGGCAAAAAACTAAACAAATCAACGAATGAAAAGCTGGACAAACTTGATAAAAAAATAGAAGATTATCATCAAGAAGATGCAAAAATTTTAATAAGTGATTTTGTTCAGGATATTAAAAATGGTGAAACAAAATCCGAAACACAATGGATTGCAATGCTAAATTTCGTAAATGAATATATAAACAAAGGTTGGAATTCAAAGGTTAAGCAAGATGCAATTTTTATAGAAAGTGAGTATCGAAAATTATTTTTTTAGGGAGGAATGAATATGAAAGAAAAAATAGCTAAATTAATAGATTTAAAATCTATTATTACATTATCATTAGTGATTACACTTGAAATTTTAATCGTAAAAGGGAATAAATTAGACAGTGATTTATTTTTATTATTTTCAAATATTATAACAATGGTTATTACATACTTTTTTACAAAAAAATCAGTCAAAGAGGGTGAGTAAATGAAAAATTTTACATTTGGAATGAAAAATATGAGAATTACCCAAAGCTACAACGGAACTACTTCTCATAAACCTCATTGGTATAATAGCAAAAATTATGCAGATTACCCAATAGATATTGCGGGTATTGATGCAGGTAGAGAACCATATTATGCTACTGTTGATATGGAAGTAGTAGCTATTAAAGGAATTGGTAATTCAACTACCAATACCATTTGGTTAGTTGCAACAGAAGAGTGTGATACACCAAGTGGAGTATTTAAGCCATTTATCATGCTTACTCATTGGAATGATTCTGATCCTTATATCAAAAATCTAAAAGTTGGTTCTATTGTGAAAATGGGTAGTCCTATTTGTGAAGAAGGAGTAGATGGTGCTACTGCTAATCATTTGCATTTAGTATGTGGTAATGCAGATAAAAGTTTAGGCGATGGACTAATTCAAAATAGTAATGGTAAATGGGTATCTAAAGGGTATTGTTTAAAACCAGAAGAAGTTATGTTTATTGATAAAGAATTTACGAATATCTTATCTACTAGTGATTTAACATTTAAGGAAAAGCCTAAAGAAGAAATAAGAAATGATAACTTTTTAGGAAGTAAAGGTTATATTAGTTTTGGTGATAGTGGAGATAATGTTAGTAAAATTGCATCATTCATGAGAAAAACATTTCCGGCTTATACTTCTAGTAAAACATTAGGTAGTTACTACGGTAAGTACATTAAAGCTAGTATAACAGAGTTTCAAAAAAGAACTGGTTTACTAGCAGATGGTAATATTGGACCTATTACTTTAGCTAAATTAAAAGAATATGGATTTCAAGAATAATTAAAATAAAAGAGTCTATCGGCTTCCTGAACTCAGGAAAATGGTAGGCTCTTTTTTATTTGCAAAAATTTCATTTTAGACATTTTGAAAAAATAGAGGGGAGGGGGTAAAAGTTGCATTTTATAATAGAAAATGCAGTAAATAAAAAGAAATAAGAGGATTTTAAATAAGTTTGAGTAAGTTAAAATAAGTCTAAATAATGTAAAAAAACATACAAAAATGTAAAAAAATAGTGGAAAATGTAACTTTTTTGTAGTATATTTATGTTGTGGAAAGGTAGATATTATAAAAAATTATTGCATTTTTTTGCATGTTTTGGTATAATATGCCACAAGTTGAGGGGTAATCCTTTCAATTTATTGATAGTACATACAAGAAACGACAGTTTTCAACAGGAATGTACTATTTAATATAAGTGAGCAATTAGGGGGCGAAAATTTTTCTTCTTTCGCTGCGCTTATAATTAATTTTATAAGTCTGAGTAGGTCATTGACTGAAAGAGTACATGTAGGACTGGGAGACTACATAATTGTTCATCGCCTGCGTTAATTCGCAGGCTTTATTTTGATAGAAAGGTAAATGCAGTATGATTAAAAGAGATGTAAAACTTGTTGGAAAAATAACTGAACAAATAGCTTCAAATCATAAAATATCTGAGCTTGCTAATAGACCAATTGTGCAATCTTTAGATTTCTATATTCATATTGCCAAACATGTAAAGCAATTTAAAAATGTAGAAAGTTTTAATAAAGCTATTGACAATATTCCTAATGTATTAGCTAAACCTGAATTTACCTATTATGATAAAGAAAAAGAATGTCTTCTGTACTATGCTAAATTGGATGATTATACTTGCTATGCCATTAATCTTAATTTAACCACTGACTATTGTTATCTAGCTTCTTTATATCCAATAAGTTTAAAGAAATTAGAAAAGAAAAAAGAAGAAAGTTATATTCGCAAAAACTAGGAGCAATTCCTAGTTTTTATTTTAAATAATTCTTTTTAAATATATCTTCAAACTTTAAATCAGGATAAGTATGTTCAAAAACAACTTGTCCTTTTTTGTGCCATTCATCACGTAACCTCTTATCAAAATGTATCCCTCTACAATTTACTTGATCATGATGTTCACAAGTACATAAAGGTATCACTAATCCATATTTGATAGAATTTAATCTATTTCTACCTCCAAAGATTTCGTGCTTATTTACAGGACTTTTGCCACAAATAATACAATGATTTAAATCATCAGTAAATAAACTGAATCTGTTTCTTTCTAATTTTGACAATTTACTACTTCTTTGTTTCATTTTTGCACAATAAACTGGACTTTTTTGTGCATTTTTCCACTTATAGGTGGACTTTTTCACAGTAATTGTGCATTTTTTATATTCTTTATAAGGACAATTGCTACAATCCTTTAAACATATTTCTTCTTTATTTCTTTTACATTCAAATTTGTGATTAAATTTTTGTTTTAAGTATATACATTTCAT